CATTCCATACGGTGTAGGTGCCGAAAAGTAACTATTGGTGGGAACAGCCCCACCATTCTCGTCATCATCGTAGATCATCCTCTTTTCAAAAGGATAATAACGTTTGTAAACGTGCTCATGAGGACTAGCGTTACCAGACCTCATAACAACAGTCTTATCCTCAATGAGTTTAACACGCTGTGAATCCACATGCGCGTTCATAACAGAGGACCAATCGGTCCCATCGGTGCCTTTGAAAATCAGGCTCCAGGTATCGGTTTCATTAAAAGGACGGAACACGCGGCGCATGTCCCCACTAGACTGCTCGGAATACGTAGTGTTGAGACGCCAAAACTTAGTTTCGACGACTACACGACGCCATTTCCACGAAACACCGGTAGCGATAGTAAAACTCAGGGTCTCGGCGAAACCCTTCCAATAAACTTCGCGGCTACTGCGGAGCGAAGGAGTGTCGGAATCCGAATAATCCCGAGCGGTGGGACAGAACGCGTAAATCTTATGAGCACCAGTAGCACCACCAGCGATCTGGAGGTACGGAAGAGTCGGGTTATCGGGATCAAGAATAGTCATCTCATCCCTCTTTTTCTTCGAAGTTACATCGAGTACGCGACGCTGAGTCATGACCTTGCGGCGGCGATACGTTCTTCGATAGGGTCGGGCTGTCGACTTGCGTGTACCATAAGTGCGACGCCGAGTAGTAGTAGGACGACGACGACGGACAAGACGACGACGGCGGTAAGGGCGACGGTATCCATAGGCCATAATGTGAATGTTGAGTGATTGGAAATCAAGGGGGAGTTAAGGGTATTTATACCCTAAATCCGTGTCGGGCTTAGGGGTTAACCGGACTTAACCCGTTATATAAGCTGACAGTGACAGGACGAGTTGTGTAGAATCTTATACACAACTCTCCACTGTCACATCACATGACTTTTCGCTTCGCTGCACGATATGGACTCCTCACTTACAGTCAATCCCCAGGTCTCGATCCATTCCGAGTTGTTGAACTTCTATCAGACCTGGGAGCCGAATGCATCGTTGGAAGGGAGCTTCACGAAGACGGCGGAACTCATTACCATGCTTTTTTCATGTTCTCTTCCGAATTCCGAACGAGGAACCCCCGAGTTTTTGATATCGACTCTTATCATCCGAACATTCTCCGAGGGCGCAGAACTCCTGAACAGATGTATGACTACGCTACAAAGGACGGAGACATCGTGGCTGGAGGTCTTGAACGTCCTCAGGGGAGGCCATCGACTTCGACCGATTCTGATACCTTCTGGGGAAATGTCTTCTCTGCTGAGACAAGAGAGGAGACTTTACGAGTCGCTAGGGACACTAATGTCAGCTTGTTCGGGAGATATTTTTTCCAGGTACGCGCTATTGCAGAGAGCAAGGCCGTGCAAAACCCTCTTGATTACATCAGTGATCCAGAACTGGTGTGGGAGCTTGGACATTATCCGGAACTCTCAAATTGGTGCCAGACTGATTTGGGAAGACGTGGAAACAGGTAAGTCGCTTCTTCATTACCCCTCCTTCGCAAGCTCAGGGGGGCCCACCGTCTTGAGAAATGCCATATTTTTATTGGGCAGGAGCATGATCTCTTGTGCACGGCCCTCGGTCGGACCACTCGCTTCGCTCAAACAATGGTCCCGACACGGAATCGAGGGCCGTGCCCGCAGTGGGATTTTAACGCACTGAGACTTTGCTGACTAATCATAGACCTCAATCTGTTGTCTTAGTGGGTCCAAGTCGGACCGGTAAAACGAGCTGGGCCCGTTCACTAGGCAAACACTTTTATTTTGGTGGAAACTTTAATATGGACCAGTTGTCATATGACAGTGATGACGTCAAGTACGCTGTCTTTGACGATATCCATTCATTGAAGTTCTTCCCAATGTGGAAGTTTTGGATGGGTGCACAGGAAACATTCACAGTGACGGACAAATACAAGGGGAAAATGACTTTCAATTGGGGGAGACCGATTATCTGGTGTAACAACAAGGACCCACGTGCCGATCCTGACGCTGACGCTGATTGGATCAACGCGAACTGCATCGTGGTCCACGTGCCAGAGGACATGCCTCTTATTTCTCATGCCAGTACGCAGTAGCCTGCGTCCGCACTTGCATAGCATCCGTAGATACTCCTGCAATACACATAAAGAAATCAAACACATAGACATCCCCCATTCCATACGGTGTAGGTGCCGAAAAGTAACTATTGGTGGGAACAGCCCCACCATTCTCGTCATCATCGTAGATCATCCTCTTTTCAAAAGGATAATAACGTTTGTAAACGTGCTCATGA